TACACCCGCGCAGCGCCGCGCACCCACGCATTGTCGTACACCCGCGCATCGTCGTACACCTGCGCAGCGCCGTACACCCACGCACTGCCGTACACCCACGCATTGCCGAACACCCGCGCATTGTCGTACACCCGCGCATGGTCGTACACCAGCGCATGGTCATACACCCAACAGTCGCCTTTGTGCGATAGGTTCTTTTCGCTCTCGATCCAGCCGCCCAGGTCGCCCGCTTTCACTTTGCCAAAATCGCGCAACGCCCGAATACGGTGGAGCACACCACCGCCATCGAGCGTCCTGGTTTCGTTGGTCAGTTCATATTTCTGATTGGTAGGTTGCATATCACACTTCCTATATCGCTAGTATACTATTCAATCGAACTGGAACCCACATTGCGGGCAGGTATGGGCGGGCGCTTTAGGCTGCTTGTCGGTCAGCGTGTCCTTAATGTCCTGGCGCAGTTCGCTAACCGATAACCGGTATTTGTCGGCATGGTCTAAAAACCGGGTTTGGAAGTCTGGCTCCAGTTTGGCAATCTCGGCATGGTGAGAGAAGGTTAAAGTATCCCGACGTTGCGCTAGCTTCACGGAACGGGCGACGTAGGCATAGTTAAGCAGGGTCTGGTAAGCGCGTCCGGTTTCCCTTATCGCTTGCGTGTATTGCTCGCCATAAGCCCACTCGCCATAGTTAATCCAGTCGCCAATGGCAAACTGTACTGCCATTTCCATGCGTTGCAACGTGTCACCAATTTCCGCCCATTGGTCGAACGATAACCCGTTCGGTAAGGTGATTCCGGTTGCTGTAAAGGTGATACCGCGCCCGGACAATACGGCTAAGTTAATCTCGGTCATCGGGCTGCTCCTTAGCCCACTTGCCAGTCTGCCAGCCGTAATCGTAGTCGAGTGGTTCCCATATCAACCCGGCGCGCTCTACCGCCCGGCGGGTTAAGTCGCGCATCATGGCCGACTCGCTGGCGTAGCCCAGACGCCGGGAGGCTTGCTTGATCGCCTGGCGGTGTTGGTCGTGCAGTTGCAATACAATGCGCTTGCTCATACAGTCTCCTAAAATTCCAGTTCGTAATCGTCCCGGTCGCCTTCACAGCGATAATCGGGCGGTTCGTTATAATAAGCGCTGCCTACCCGGATGCCATGGTTACCGACGCGCAGGTCGCCATCGCATAGATAGCAAGTGAAGTCGTATTGAGCATCGGCGCGCTTATCCAGTTCCGCCTGCGCTTTTTCCCGTGTGACCGGGCCGTAGGCGTTGGCGGCCAGTTCTGCCAGCCATTGGTTGGAAAGCCGGTCCGGGTCGTCGCGTAGTATCTCGGTCATTGCGGCGGAGCATTCCGGCCATGTGCAGGCCAGGAACACGAAGCGCGGTAGCCGGTAACTGGTAATGCCGTCCTGGTTTGCGATTTCCTCAACGGCAATTTCCCGGTCAGTGTAAATCTCAGTTACGTAATCGCTCCAAGCGCCGTCTTTATCGGTGACGTAGTACAGCCCATCGTGCGGCCAGGAGCCGCGCCCTAGCACGTCCACCGGGGCATACGCGCCGTCCCGGATACAGTGATATTCAATGTGGGTTAGTTGTTTCATGTGGTATCTCCTATCGGTTTTGACTTAGAGTACAATGTCCAGAATTTCATCAACGGAAATTGTGAACCCTGCGACCATTTCATCACTATCGCTGCCGAGGATAAAAAAGTCTTGGCCGCCAATCCATTCCAGGGTGACGTTTTCAAATGTGCCCCATTCTAAAAAGGCGGCATCATCAGTAGGGTCGCCGTCATAATGAGCTTTCCGCCAGATTACATGGGCTTTGTAAATTTCACCGTCTAACAATTTGACCAAGTCTTTTTCGTTAATTTCCATCTCTGCATCTCCTGTCTAGTTTAGTCTCATCAGAACCGGCGTGACCGGTTGACCGGGCGAACCCGGTTTCGACTTAACGATCATCTTCACTTCTCCAGGGGGCAGCGTAGGTGCGTCCACGCTTCCTCGTCTGGATGCCAATAGAGTAACGTCTCATAACCGAGACTATGCTTACATAGAATGCAGACCCGTGCGGCTAAGGCGCGGGCTTCCTGGCAATCTTCATGACCGCATTGTTCATTGGCGCAGATTCCGCCGTCGGCCATGAGATTATCGGGTGTAGGTAAACTAATGGTTGCCATGGTCATTCTCCTATTTGTGTTTGCTACCTCGATCAAAATGGGACTTCGTTCAGTTGCATCACCAACGTGTCGTGGTTCGTATAGCGCAACATCCTCCTGTCTTTAGCCTCATCAGAACCGGCGTGACCGGTTGACCGGGTTGCCCCGGTTTCGACTTGTTAGTCGATTTCCATTTCCCAACCATTGCTGGTCAGTTTGTGCAGACTGCCTGCGGTGGTAACGTAGCGTTTGCATTCATTTGACCAGTCTAACCGGAGGGCGTAACTACCGATTATCAACTCGTCTTCTTCATGGATTTCTTCGTTTTTGCCGGTTTTGGGGTTCCGGCTAATCCATTTGGTTCCCTGGCTTATGGTCATTCCGTTTATCTGGTTCATCTCTGTATCTCCTATGTGTTATTTAACTATCTATATCATACAACATAATGTACATAATGTCAAGCATTTACAGGGCAACTATGTACACTCTCATAGAGTATTAATGTACAGGGTCCCGCCCGGTTGCGCGCCGCCGCGCTTTGTTGTATCCTTAAGGAGATGCTATAAGCGACGTGGGTAAGTAGGGAGGGCAGCATTTGAGCGCAGGGGATATGTCAGTTGAAACTCAGTTGCAATGGGCGTACTTGTCCGCGTTCCAGACCTGGCAGGGGAACCCTAACCAGGGCGATGTCGGAGCAATTTTTACCAGCATAAAAACTTTAGGCTTCCATAACCCGGAAATCGTCTGGCGCGGCATCGTGCGCGGCGGCAACCACCGGGTTTTTGCTTTAAGCCTGCTCCAGAAAGAAGGCTGGGACACCAGCACGTCTACCATGCTCGATGAGGTGGAGGAGAATTGCTGCTAGAACCCCTCTAGCTGTTAACGCCCGTAATGCCCTAACACGTGCAAACAACAAAGCCCGCTCTTATATGGGCGGGCTTTCGCCGGTCAGCGCGTAATAGCTATTTCTTCTCGACGTTGTATTTGGCGTCCCGCGTGCCCGTCCGGGCGGCGATGATAAAGTCCTCGCCCAGGAAGCGCACACCCACAGCCACAGCGACGATTTTCAGAATTTCGAACAGGGCGTCTTCATAAGCTGCCAGTTCCGGGATTGTCTCGAACAACCCCGCCATCACTACCCCGATCAGCATCATCACTACCTGGCTTTGAAACGTCCGACTTTGTAGCAGTTGCATCTGATTTCTCCTTTTTTTGCGCGGCGGTTTTAGGTTTAGGTCGTGACCGCGCCGCAATACCGGTCAACTGATTTTCAATCAACGTAACCCTATTATCAAGCTGGTTGGCTTTCTCTACCGTGCCGTTTCTAAACGCTTGAATGTCCCGGCGCATCTGTTGAATTTCTTCGATGATAGGCCCCAACTGGTCAATTAACTGCTGGTTCGTTTTAGTCATTTTAGTCACCGCCGCCGTTTGCGCGGACAGGAGGGTGGCGTCTGTGTGAGACGCTTTGGTGTGAATGCGCACGCTTTCTGTTAACTCTTTTAGCGCCGTTTCAGTAAGCCGGGAATTTTTCGCCATCGAATCGGCGGCCACGCCAAACCCGCGCACCTGGGTGACAAGCTCGCCCATCACGGTTTGAATGCCAATAGTCGTGGAATTAAAAGCGTCCATTAACTGCTGGTGTTGCATAATCCGGTTATCCCGGTCTCGCTTAATTTCTTCCTTCAAGTCGTGCATCGCGTCCGCTTGCGCGGACGCGGCGCTGGCGTGTTTGTTGTTGGCGGTAGTCAGCGAATCAATCGAAGTCGCCAGCTTACCGGTATTGGCCGCCTGCGTCTGCTCGGCTATCGCGTAGCTTTTTTGGGTTTGCATGGCGTAGAGCATGATTACCATAACCACGCCCACTGGCCCCCAACTGATGAGAATTTCCTCGATCATAAGCGCCTCCTAAAATCCCCCAATGCCCGCGAACACCGACGCCCAAACATCTACGCCGCATTCCACCGGATCATTCGCCCCGCCTACGGTAAAGGTCGTGCCGTCGCGGGGAACAATCAGGATATTAGCTACGTCCGGCGGCGGGTGAGGCGCGTCCCAGCGCCCCATCGTGTGGCGCAAGCGCATCGTGGTCGCCGTCGCACTGGCTACCCCGGAGATTGCCATAAACGGGATATAACCGGCGCCGCCCGTGGCAAATTGCGGGTTATTAAACTCAATTTCAAATATCCCCGCGTCCTGCGCCCCCGCATTACCCCCCGCGCAAACCAAACGCGCGCCCGCTTCCCCGCTCAGAAATTCGGCGGGCGTGCCGCCGCCGGTAGACGTGGCGGTATTCACCAGCTGGTTATAACTTCCCGTGTCGTTATCCCCCCCCCATTGTATCATACCCTGATCGACCACCGCCGCGTAGTCGGAACGGAAACCGTAGCCCATGACCCGGATATGAGACACATAATTAGGTAACGGGAAGGATACACTAAGGGTTTGAAAATCGCTCACACGCTTCGCGCCGCCAACCCAAATGTCCAGACTGCCGATACCGTTTTGCGGACTGGTAATCGCGCTCACTTCGCCTAACGCACGGTCTCCTACCCGCAACCCGCGCAACCATTGCCAGTTATCCACAAACTGTTCGTTCCAGATTTTGGCGGTGACCACATCGCCGGTACTTAGATATTCAACCTCCGTATACTGACCGCTCATTCTTCCGCCCCCAACATAACCCAGGCGGTAACGACCCACTCGTAATCATTCGCGCACTCAAATCGCGTGCCGTTCACCGGGGAAAATTCTACCTGCCATACCCGCCCGGCAGTATTCCAGTGAATGTTACCCCAGGCGAAAAATAATTCTGCGGTAGTCGTGCCAGTAATATGCGAGCGGTAATAGGCGTAGGGATAATCATACAGTCCGCCCCGACAGGGATTAAACACCCGCAAATCAAACTGTCCGAAACAGTCATTGTCGCTATTAGACGCCGCCGCCGCCCAGGGTATATAGCCATATGTGGCTCCCAGGTTATCAGTCGTGTTATTCGCACCTACTGTGACGGTGCGGTAAAAGCTATTATACCCGCCCGTCGTGTCATTGAATTCTACGTTAATCGAGTCATTAGCCGCGCCAGCGCGGTCTGTGAGCAATCCATAACCGCGAAACATGAATTGTCGCGTGCGCAGCGGCAAGTTATCCAGCTTGAAGTTAATCGCCGATACCGGAATGGCGCTAAATCCGCGCTGAATCTGCCAGGGCAACCAGCAGCCTAACGGCGCGCCATACAGATAATCAGCAAGCGCATGTCCGCCCAGTTCTAGGTTGCTTAACCAGTCCCAGTTTTGGGCATGGTCGAGCCAATGGGTGCTGGACAACAAATCTGATTTACTGCGCTGGGTAGGCGCAAGATAATTAGCCATAATCCTGCCCCAATAATGCGTACAGGTTAATGATTAATTGCGGTTCGTCGGTTCCCCCGGCTAGAAAATTCGTGCCGTTTTCCAAGCCCAGGTTAATCTTAATAATCGCGTCCGTACTGACCCAGCGCCCGACGCTGTGTTGAGTGTACAGTTCCCCGGCGCTGCGCCCGACGATGCTGCTCTCAATAATACACTGTTTGTAATCAACCGCGCTGGCGTAATTATATATGGTGGCTCGCGCCCAACCGTAACAATGAGTGTCGGCATTAGCCGCCGGGATTAAAGCGCGGAAATAACCCAAACTGGTCGCCGCCTGAGCGGTTAACCCACTGCTATTTTCAAAAACGCGCAACGCCTGGTAATTAGCAGTATCGGTGTCGTCATTAAACTGAATTGTGAGATTATCTGTTACTGATGCCGCCCGGTCAGATAGCAGACCTAGCGCCTCAATTATCACTGAGCGGGCATGCTGAATGGTGGACACAGTCACATCAATACTACCGACATCCGCTTCAATTTTACTGCTGGATACCAACACCTGTGCGCCTAGTTTTTTGGTGACGTTGGAATCGTCCAAGTCCGATAACGTGGTAGAGGATGGATGCCCGTAGGGAATCGCGCCCACCGTTACCCAGTTGGCGTATACCAGATTATTCCAGTCGTCAGTCGTGGTTTTTTCGCCCACTTTTTTATGGGGCGCGCCCAGAATCTTGGTCATTAAATCTCCCGCGCCCAGAACTGTCCATGCACGTCGCCGTTGGCCGTCCCCGCCCCGGCGTATAACGTGGTCGTCCCCGCGCTCACCTTCCAGTGGATTTCATAATTGTGCGTATCCGCCGCCACGCCGGTGAGCAGATAGGTGAACGATACCACATCCCGATCATTCGCCGCGCTGGTTTCTTGCACGCAAATCCCGTCATCCAATCCCAGATACACGGTATTATCGACATCGTAAATGTCGAAAAACGTGAAGTTCCCCGCGCCGGAATTCGAGATGCTCCCTACCCATCCAAACAGCACGTCGCCCCCGGTTGTGGCAATAGTGAGGCGTAAATTAGTGCTATCAATTGCGTTAAATGACGTTGACGCCTCAGTATAATCCGCGCCTTCATTCACCTCATAGGTATCGGTAGGCGGCGCTTTTAACGCGGTTTGATTATCCCGCACATAGGTGTTGAGCATGGCGGCGGTTATCAATTCACCGCTCGACCATGTTTTAGGTGAAGTCCAAGCCATTTTATAATCCTAACACTGTGCTATCTTCCAATTCACCGAACCCGGTTGTACCCAATTGCCAGACATCGGTGTCGCCCTGCTCAAAATAAAGCGTCGTTTGCAGTGGTTGCCCAGCGCGCCAGTTATGCTGCTCGCCGATCACAAAATAGTCACCAGTATGAAAATACTCCGAACAGTCAATTGCCAATCTTGTCCCCATGCCATAGTTTATCATATCCGGCAAAATATCTCCATTAATCGCACTATTCCACAGTGCCGATAAAACTTCGCCGCGCATACCGCGCTCAAATATCACGCTCTCGGCGATATAGCGCCCTTCCTCGCGCAGCCCTACCGCCCCGGCGTTGATATTAATGGGCGATAACCCGTAAAGATTCACCGCCACCTCATCGCGCTCCTCATGCTCGCTCTCATTCTGGTCGACAATCGCCGCCGCGTCTAAGGTCAACGTATCGATAATTACCGGATCAATGGCGCTGGAATTAGAGACTTCTATCGCCCCCCGTCCGGCGCGCCGATCAACGCTCACGGTAGCATTACTTTCCCCGCCGCTAAACCCGGTAGTCGCCGCCAACGTCGCGTCCGCGCCCACCGCTACCCCGTCCAGCGTTTTGAGTATCGCATCAAACGCTACCGTGCTATCAGGCGGCACGACCAACTCTGAAGGCAGTTCCCATAACTGTTCGCTAGCCGCTTCCGTTTTTCGCGGTTTCACTTTCACCCGCGCCACATTGACGTGGTTCGCGCCAAATTGGTAATCTAATTCAGTAGGCGCGATTAACCCCGAATAGGTGACAATATTGGCGTCATCGGTTTTGTCCGTGACCAAGTGGTGGCGGTTCCAGAAAGTGGGCGTCCCGTCACGGGCGATATAGAATTTTCCCCGCTCGCCGTTTAGCAGTTCCTTGATGACCGCCATCGCTTTGCCGGTTTCCAAATCGCCATAAGAGGGGAACACGACCACTCCGGTTTCCAAATCGCCCACGTTGCCCAAGTACGTTGTCGTTCCTAGAATTGAATATTTGTAATGTCCTAACAGCCAATCGCCCGCGCCGCCCGGATTGGCTTTCGCCTGAGTAATCACGTCGCCGATCACTTCATCGGCGGTCACGTTGGTATAAGGATCGAGATTAACCACAGTCTGGTCGAGCAGCTTTTTAGCGTCAACGGCGGTGATGGTAATAGGCACGTTTTGAGTATTCCCCGATGCCACGCCCCAGGGCACGTCAATTTTTTCGATCCACCCTGTCCATAACACCGTTTCCGTCGCGCCGTCATCCCAGGACACCTGGATGCGGCGATGCGGTTCCAGCCGGGGCGCGTCATAGCCCGTTGACCAAGTGGTATCGCCCAACACAGAATACACCGCGTCATTTAAGCGCCATCCCCGTTTTCCAGATAGGTACGGGTTACGTTCCAGCGCGTAGATATTCTCCGGCGTAAACCGCCCGGCATCATTGCGTAATTGCGCGGTCAGTTTCGTGCCGTCGGCGACCAGTTGATACGGGCGGCGCATGCCAATTTGCCAGGCCGCCGATTGCAAATAGGGGGTAAGATCATTAATCGCCAGCGCGTCAAAATCGTTCACGTCTGTCCAATCCACTTTCACCTGTAACCCCATCAATAAGCCCTCCGTGCCGCTACCGCTTCCAATTCATCTAAGAGGCTTTCCGCGTCTTGCACGCCATGCACGTTCACCGTGCTGATATGTATCGCCCGACCCCCGATACCGCCCTCAAGCATTAACCCGGACGGCGACGGAATCACCCGCATGCCGTGTGCTGGCACAACCGCCTCTTGCGCATGATGGAATCCGGCCACATCGCCAACCGCGCCCGACCCAGTCCAGGGCGTGCCCTCCTGATTGCCGTCTCCGAATGGGTTAACAACCCCCACCGATGCAAACAATACATCCGCCAACCCGCCGCCGGTCACACTTTGAACTAAATTATCCAGTTCGGTTGTAACGGCAGAAATGGCCGTCGCCAAAGCGTTAATGCCCGTCATCACCCCATCTATTATGGTGGTAATCGTATTAAACGCGACCCGGAACCCCCTAACCAATGCTTTAAAAACATCTTCCCAGACCGTGCCCTCAAGCGCAGCCCGGATAGGTTCTACAATGTTTGCGCCAACCCAAATAGCGACATCGACAATGCCCTGGGAGATAATCTCAAAGATATTTAAACCTAAGTTGAGCAGGGCGTTAAATAGCTCGCCAGATTCAACAAAACCCCCCACTTGCCCCGCCAGTGGGACAATAATATTATTGAGTATGAAATTCGCAAGCTCGGCGTATAGTTCAATCCCGGCTACAATCGCGTCAAATAACCCTGTCCCCAAACCCTTAAGCGTATCCCATAACCCGCCGCCAGTCACATAGTTAATCGCTTGATTAACCAGGGGCGTGATAATCCGATCTAAGATAAACCTAAAAAATCCGTCGTATAGTCGAATGCCGATTCCAATAGCACCAACAAGGCTATTCCCCATGTTTCGCATTTGGTTCTGTAATTGACCACTGGTGACAAAATCTCGTGCCTGGGTAACTAATGGCTGGATAATCTTGGCATTAATCCAGTTCCCAAAATCTTCCGCTAACCGCACGCCGTCCGCCATCGCATTAAGCATTGCCGCGCCCAAAGCTCGCAAATCAGTGAGTGCCTGACCGGAGGCGATATACACCCCGGCAGCGACGATTAAATCGGCTATCGCGTCCGTCAACCAGGTCGCGCCCACCGTCGCCAGTGCGATCCCGTCCGCCAACAGCCCCATAATCGCTGACCCTGCCGCCATCAAATCCGCCCGCGCCTGGCCGGAACTTATCCACGCTTCGACCTCCGCCGCCAGCATAGACAACGCCCGGAATATCCCCGACGCGATACCGCGTAAGGCGTTGAATATGCCGGTGATTAAACCGGGGATAACATCGGTTATCAGCACGTCACCCAATGTCAGGAAGAAGTTGAGCAAGTGGGGGAAAATTTGAATTAGCGCATTCATCAGCATCGGGATTAATGTCGAGGCAAATTGCCCGATATAAGCGCCAATGACCGGCAGGAGTTGCCCCAGATATTCCCCGATGATGGGCAATACGCTGGACATTAAATTCAGCACCGTATTCAGGGCGGCTACCACCAGGTCAAGGGTACCGCGTGCAAAGGATTCAAAAACATTCCCTATATTATCAATATTGTCAGTAACAGTTCCCGACCCTGCACTAAACGATTGCAACGCTTCATTAATTAAGTTAAACGGAGGGATAACCAAAGTTCGCAATGTTTGCCCAACCGTTTTAATAATACGATTCATTCCCCCCATGCGCTGTATAAGGGGACGCAACGCCACCCCAATCGCTATAGTAGCTCCCACTATTAATCCGAGCGGACTAAACAAAACCCCTAACCCTATAGCCACTGCCGAGATTATCCCCCCCGTCGCCGTCAACCCCGCCGCCAATCCCGCCAACATGAACACGACCCGCCCGACGGATGCAATCAACGGTTGGTTCGCCCGCGCCCATTCTACCGCGCTGCCAATAATCGGCGTAATCATATCCAACACGCCGGTCAGCGCCGGGAGTAATGCTCCGCCCACTTCAATCGCCAACGCGCTAAACTCGGAGCGCATTAAGGCGATTTTATTTGCCGTCGCTTCACCCTGAATCGCCGCCGCCGCCGCGCTCGCGCCTTCTAAGCTCTCAGTAAACGTATCTAAAAACCCGCCCGTCTCAAGCAATTCCTCGTCAGTGAGCGCCAACACCGCCTGTAACGCCCGAACGTTGCCAAACATCGCGCCCAATTCCTCGGCGCTTCCCCCGGTAGCATCCGCCAGAATTTGCATCGTGGCGGCCAACCCCTCTTGCTCTAAGGCCGCCCCCGCCGTCGAGTATCCCAACTCCTGGAACACGGCATTCAATTCGTCGCTCGGCGTGATGAATTCGGAAAGGACGCCGCGTAACTGCGTAGCCGCCTGATGAGCGGGGACGCCCTGAGCAGTCAGGTAAGCCATCGACCCGCCCAAATCCTCAAAGCTCACGCCCGCCGTATTCGCCAACCCGGCCATCGGGGAAATCGAGGACACGAATTCATCCATTGAACCTACGCCCATCTGTACCGTCCGGGCGTATACATCGGCGGCGAATGAGGCCTGTTCCGCTTCAAACCCGTAGGCGTTCATCGCCGCCACTAACCCGGCGGTGGTGGTGGACATATCCGCCGCGCCCGCTTCCGCCAGTTGCAACGATTCGCGCAGGATGTCCATGTGCGATGACACATCCTGCACACCGGACACGATCTGGTAATACGCTTCCGCCGCCGCCTGAGGCCCGATCCCGGTAGCCCGGCCTAAGTCGATGACCTGCTCATTGAGCATCGCCATTTCTTCCGCCGTCGCGCCGGTAATCGACTGGGCGTTGGTCATCGCTTCCTCAAAGTTAATGGCGCTCCGGGTAGCGCCGCCAAAGGCCAGCGCCAACGGAGCAACCGCCGTACCCAGTTGCACGCCCATCCGGGTAATGCCCGCGCCCAAATCACGCAAACTACCCCTAGCCCGTTCCAGGCCAGAGGTCATCTGGTCATCGAGGCGCAAGGTACTATAAAGCGAAGCAACCTCGCGAGCGTTACCTAACTGTACTGCCATGCCTTATCGTCGCCGTCCTCGGAAGCGGGGACGGGAGTTCCGTTTCTGACGCTGTTTTAACTGCTCCGCTTGGGCGGCGTTATCCTCAGCATATACCCCCAACACATCCCATATATCCTGCGCCGGTTGCGCGTCCAATTCAGCAGGGGTGACATGCAAGATCACCGCCAACCGCGCCCGGTTTATCCGGTAAGGTTCATCCGGTTCCAACCGCACCAGCTTGGGAAACTTGCGCAGTTTATAAACAGCGTCCTCTAGTTTTTTTCCGCCACCTCACGGCTACGTCCTACCGCCGCAGTGAACGCCGGGAACAGATTGCCTTTAAGCCAATCAAAGCTCTCAGCGTCATCCCAATCCAAATCAGACGGGGCGGAACTTACCAACCAGGACTGGGGAATGGATACAGTCACCATCGCCAGGAATTCTGAGAATTCCGCCATAGCCAGGTCAATGCCCTTTGCGTCGCGCTGTTCAATCGCCACTTCCAACGCCGCTTGGGTTTTCATTGACCGCTTAACCATCCCCCAGGAAACATTCGTCCAGTCGAATTCCGGTTGTTCTTCAGGTATATTAACGCCATTGGCGTTCACGCCGCTGGCCGTTTCGTTCTCATTCATGAGTACCCTCTCAATTTAACCTTACGGGACTGTGTCGCCACCTTGCAGGTCAGCAGTCGGTGTGTCCGCGCCTTCAGCGGAGAATTCATAGAACACGCCGCTCTTTTCCACGTCCACCTTAGGCCCCGACAAACCGGTAATCACCATATTCTGCAAGTGACGCGGCTTGCCGCCCGTATTGCCTTCCGGACACCATAACACCGAAACTACCTGCCCCGGCGTTAACGAGCCGATATAGGTGGCGTGGTCAGCAACGTCATAAGCAATTGTCGCGCTAAACGACGCATCGCGTAACCCGGCGGCGCGCTGTTTCCAGTCCTGCCCAAACCCGGCGGTGATCTCATTACTGTCGGCGCTGCCTTCCAGATTGCCCTCGGTGGCGTAACCGGACACGTCCGTTCCGCCGAGCGCCAGATAGGCATCATTAGCTGCCAATGTAGCCATTAGCGTACCTCCAATCGTAGTCGATATTGCGCCCCGCCATGATAGACTGACCGGGCGTTTTCAACGGGTTCGGCATAGGAAATCGTTAATCCCTCACTGATATTGGAAATTTCAAAATCCACACCAGTCACCGGATTAGCGCCCCCTTCCTGTTCCCCGTTATCGTCAAGTAAATCGGAAATCTGCCCCGCTCCCACCAGCGATTCAGATAAACTATCCGCAATAACTTTGACTGCAATTAATAAACTGGCATCTTTTTGTTTGACGATATTGGCCGCGCCGCCGCCCGCTAAAAATATCTGCACGTAAGGGCGCTTGCTGGATACCGGCGCTTGGGTGACGTGTACCCGGTTACCCCAAACCCCCTGGTTGCTTAAATGAGCGCGGATCGCCTTCGACGCATCGTCCCACGGAATCATAGCCATCGCGCAATCGCCCGCCTGATTTCATCCGGCACCATCGGGCGCACTTGCTCAATGGCCGGGTTCATAAACGGGCGCGGGGCAATGTTCGTGCGCCCCATCTCCAAATCAAATCCATACTCCACGCCGTCGGCGATAATGTAATGAGCGTGCCCCTGTTTGGCGACCCGCATGGAAGCGTTAAGCGCGCCGGTATCTATCGCCGGGGGGTTGCCCGGCGCCGAAGGTGGTTCCGACCAACTGGTCTGGATTATCCCCAACGCGATATAAGCCAACCGGTTAACCACATCATCCACGCCCTGAGGCGCGTTGCGGATCAAGTTATCTAACCCGGTAGTATCCAACTCGTAATCGGCGTTACTCACGCTCCACCTCTCGAAAAGCCAGCACAGAGATAAACAATTTATCCGTTGCCGCGCTGCGCAGTTCCCTTACATGATACTGCTCACCCGTCGCCAGCGTCACCCGGTAATCGCCCTGAATAACTGTACCTACCGGCAAAGTGATTTCCACAATATCCAGCAACCGCTCACCCTCGCCAATAATCTGCGCCCCTTCTCGTGTGGTTTCGTAAGGCAACACCCGGCAAGGCACAGCCGTCTCCATTATTTCCCAACTATCCATCGCCTGTCCGTACTGGTCGTACAAATCACGCTGGCGCTCGATTGTTGCCCGATCTCGCAGGAACTTGGTCACCCGGCGCTTCATCATTTCGTGCATTGAGTTGGGCAGATACGGTATGGTCATTGTGTGATTTCTCTACTCTTGCCTTCACCCACTTCAATATCAAAGTGACCACACCGGCAACGCCACTCCCACACCGCCCACAAAACATCATTCTCATCTTCGGCTAGTTCATAATCATCTGTCGTTGTCATTGGCTATCCCATCTATCCACATATTGGTAAGTCCCCCGGCTGCTGGTCGGAATGCTGAATTTAGTACGCAACCGCGCCAGCATCGTCTCGTATCCTTTTAGCGCCCGCTTCTGGTCAACGCGCAACCAATCCGCCTGGAAATCCGGTTCCCTGTTTAGCTTCTGGATAATCCCCTCGACCAGGGCAATCGTCGCCGCCTGCCAACTAGTTTCCTCACTGATGGCGAATAAAATAGTTTCATCATCATAAATCATTATATCTTCGTCGGTATCTTGCAACCAAAAACGGACGCGGGTGATGTTATCCGGGTTGCTGGGGTCGTAAGTGAAAGTCATACCACACTCGTCCCTTCTGCGCTAAACCGGCCATTGGCGGCAACTTTCGGCGCCCCTGTGGTGGTGAGATACCACTGCCACTCTCCGCTTTCGTCAACATTCACGCCAATCTCATAGTCCCCGGTACTGTTTTTGGTAAAATCGACCAGCGCGTAAGTGGTCACATTCTCGGACGGGTCTTCCAGCTTGAATGTTATCGTGGTCGGGTCAGACAACGCGCCAGCGCGGGTATAGAACTTGAACCCCAAATACAGGGTCGCGCCGACAATAATTGCATTCCCGTTATCATCCGAGGACAACGTCCAATACCTCCACAGCTAGACTCGCCTCTATTGTACCATTCAATTCAATTCCCGTCATTATTACGCCGTCCAACTCGGCAGTAGCCGTCACCGTACCAGGCGTATTCTCCGAGAACGTCACCGATACCGTAGACACGCCAGCGACCACCGCCGCCAACTGATTCAACCCCGCCAGCGTAATTGTAAGCGCCCCCGCCGCGCTGCCAGTTCCAGTCACAACCCCGGCGATAGCATGATGGGCGGATAATACACCGCTCACCGTCGCCTGACCATTAACCAGTCCAGCGAGCGGGTGTTGGGCGGTGAGCGCGCCCGATACCGTAGCCGCGCCAGCGACAACCCCGGCAAGCCCCCGGTTCACACCCGCCGCGCCGGTGACGCTGCTCACGCCGTTTACCGCGCCAGCGAGGGGGTGTAACGCGGTTAACGCGCCGGATACGCTGGCCGTTCCATCGCTCACAGAGGCCAGAGGATGCGCCGCCGTTAACGCCGCCGTGACATTACCCACGCCATTAATAACGCCCGCTACCGGATGGGCGACGGTGATGTCACCCGTGACCGCCCCAACGCCGCTAACCACGCCAGCCAGGTTATGCAACGTGCCGCCGCTTACCGTTAACGCAACCGTCACCGTACCCGTACCGTCTACAACCCCCGCCAGAGGATGTTGGGCGGTCAACGCGCCGGTAACGCTGGCGCTGCCGTTAACAATCCCGGCGATAGCCTGAACGGAACGGGTGACATTGGCAGCGACGGTAGAAACAGCGTTAATCACAGCCGCCAGAGGATGTTGAGCGGTGAGCGCGGCGCTGGCGCTGCTTACCGCGTTAACCGCGCCCGCCAATGAATGAGCAACGGTCACACCGGCGGCGACAGTCGATACCCCATTAACGACGCCAGCGATTTCTTGCAACCCTTGCGTAGTTAACGCAACGGCGACTGTCGCCGCGCCGTCCGTTTGTCCGGCCAACACATATTGGGCAGTCAACGCCCCGGCAACGGCAGCAACGCCATCGGCTTGACCGGTTATCGTATGACTGGCGGTTAACGCGCCCGCAACAGTGGAGACGCCGTTCACCACACCGGCAATTTGTACCGCCAGTTTGGTGACGTTGGCGGCAACCGTTGAGACTGCATTAACCACACCGGCCAACGGGTGATCGGCGGTAAGCGCCGCCGTAACGCTGCCTACGCCGTTTACCACCCCGGCGATAGCGTGTAACGTGCCCGCTTCATTGACGCTGATGGTAGGCGTAGTAGTGTAGGTATTGTCTTGGCCTACTGCGGTAACGCGAAGCTGGATTGTATCGTTATCAGATACCTGGGCGGCGGGTATCTGGAAACACAATTCCGTTTCGACCAGATAATTTACCGTCCAGTCCAGGGCAGCGCCGCCTGCCGTGCCGTCCTCAGTATACCCGGCGTTGGAAGTCTCAAAACTACCGCCGCCGCCTAAGAGTTGGGTGCAGTCATCGCCGTCAGTGATTGTCCAACTGGTTTCTGCGCTAGCCACCGCCTGAATAGGCGCGGCTGAAGTGGTTACATTATTCCAACCGGGACTGCCTGACCAGTTATATTCCCATTGCAACGAGATATTATTGCGAGAGGTAACCGACCCGGTCAGTTCCTGGCGCATCCGGTAGATGGTATCAACATTAAGGTCGCCATCGGTGTCTACATTGTAAATCCAGGTGGCGTTAACCTCATCGTTATCATCATTCCGGTAGCGGAACCCGGTACAAGTGCTGGTTAAATTGGACATAATCTACCGTTCAAATCTTCCCCGTGATCGGGTAGGGGGAAGAAAATCAGCGTCATTGGTCACAGTAGTCATGATCTGATTATAGGCGTCATTGCCAATGTAGCGCCCGACTAAAAGCGCCTCAATCATATCGCGCTTATGCAGGCAATGGTCAACAAACCCCATCCAATCGAGCGGGAGCCAATAGCCATCAACATGACGCAGATAATAATCGGCATTGTGGAGCGTGTTACGGTTGTAGGTATCGTCTTGCTCATTAATGGCAATCACGCCGAAAACAGGCAGGTCGTTCAATGCATGAGTGGTATTATCAACGACACTACCGCCATCATAATACACGCGCCACTTTATTTGGGGCGCAGCCACTTGGTATCCTTCCACGCGCCCCGCCGCCAGACGGTAAGCGTAGCCGTACCCCGGTAAACGCGCCGGGGCGGGCGCCCGTTCACCCGCTCAAGATACGCCTGGTCGGACATGAGCATCTTTACCGCCAACTCGATAACGCAGCCGGTCAGGTGTTGGACGTTCTCCGGACGGTCTCCAACGCCACCGCAAAACCGACAATCCACTTTATGCCGTTCGTCATCCAGAACCGCCCAGAAGTAACGGTCTTCCTGGAACATGACCAGTAAAATGTCCAGAGGCGAGTCTATCATAGTTCCTCTCCCACTGGTGATACCCCTTCTATTGCCGCACCTCACTTTGTTACGTAAGAGTCACGTCATAATCGCCTATGGCAATTGACGCGCTGTCTCCGTCGTTAATCACCTTGCTCACCGTCAAATCTGACCAACCGAGCATGTTGCCGGTAGTCGAGGCGTCAACGTTACCCAGATAAGTCACCGTGCCCCAGTTACCGCCCGCCGCCGCCCAACCGGTGACTGCCACGCCGTTGGCCTTTGCGCCCGCCGCCGCCGCCGGAAAGTTGGTCGCGTTATTGGCTAGCGACTGCCGGGCGTATCCGTTGCCGGTCACTTCGTTAGCGGTTGACCCGGTGCTGGTATCATCCAACGCCGCCGTCCACAACCCGAACCAGTGGGTACCGGGCGCGGTGTAAGCCGCGTTGCCCCACACGTGGTCGAGCACTTCCAATTCCAGAAAATCACTGAAGGAACCTGCCATGTCTCACTCCCATTCTGCCGTTTGTTCGTAACCTAACCTGACTAACCATTCTGACCCGCCGGTATCATCGAACGCCTGACGCACGGAGGGCGTGAACTCTTCGCGCCACGCGCCCACGCGCCCTTGCACGTAAGTCGCGCTCCGGGACGGGTCAGCCAAAAAACGCTCGACTAATACCCAGTGCCGGTCAACATCAGCTCGCACCATCTGGACGGTTAACCCGTTGACCGGAAAACCTAACCCAACGATAAACCGGGCGATTAATTCATAAGCCCAACGCGGGCATTCCATCATAAATTCGTATTGTAAGGGCAATACGTAAGGGCGCTCTAGCCAGCGCGCGTAACCGCGCCAGCGTTCCATCATGCCCGGATACTCGCCAAAACCGTTTATCACCGCCAGCAACCGCGCTTCGCCTTCTGGCAGGGTCATAAACTCATCCCGCCCCGGATGTACCCAATGCGCGCGGGGCGGCTTTTCCAGGTGACGCTTAATGCTACAGGCGACATCGCGTAAATCGCGGATAACCAACACCATGCCGATATGCCCGCGTTCCATTTCCGCCGCCAGGTCAGAGTGATAGGGCAGGTGTCCTTTGACAAAAGTTCCGCTATCCAACCAGCGCACCAACTCCAGCGTTCGGGAAATGTCGGGCTTTATCCGAGTTGACCATCCATGCTGTTCGACCACGCCGATCCAGTTCTCGACCAAAAAGGCGCGCATGAGCGGCAAGACGAACCGCTCCGCCAGATGCAACCCGGCTTTAGGAAACCCGTTGAGAATCAAACGCGCTCCGGTAACGCCCAGCTCCCAGGGCGGCGGGCGACCTTGCGGCGCAGGGCGTAGGGCGTCGGTAAGCGGCGGCGCGTCAATGTCGCCAATTTCGGCCACTCGGTAGGGCAGGGTAGGGGAGTGGCCGTTCGTTTTCCACATGAGGAAACGAATCATGCGCCACTCCATTGTGTGCGGGTCTTTCAGCACTGAAGTTAAAAACGCCCCTGCGCCTACCGGCCTCGCCACTACCGCACCCGTCCGGGTATCCCGGTATCATAGACAATCGTCGCAGTCACGCCGTCATCGTCGTTGGCCTGGGCAATCGTGACCTGGATATAATCGCTCACAGCAATCGGATTGCCCTGATTGGTAATATCCGCCGCCGTTTGATTTTGCGCCTGCGCCATCGGGTGAAACCAACCGTCCGTCGCCGCGTTGGTTACTGTCAGCACGGTAATCGCCGGGCTGTTGTTCGCCTCCGCAATCGTCACATCTGTGGTCCCCGGTGGGCTACTGGTGTACGCCAGATACACTGCATGAATTACCCCGATAACGGGGCGGGCGGAACTGGCGTTGGCCGTAGCCGCGCCCGCGCCGCCCGCCGCGCCGGTCACTGTTACTGTCTGTCGTTCTATCGCCACAGGTCACCCCTATTATGCGCTAACTATCAAAGCGCCCGCTTCCAATGGCCGCCACAGGCAATAGTAGTCAATCTGCCCGGCGGTGACATTGGCCGTGCCCACCGTTTCGATGATGTTCGCGCCGTCATTAACGATTTGCGCTTCCTCAGGCCACACATCCGCGCCCGCCTCAGCCCCGCCATCCGTCCACACGTCGCCGTCAACCAACCCGGTGGCATCGGCAATCTGGGCGATAAACTGCGCGGTATTACCCGCCACGCCCACCTCCAAAGTCGCCGCGCCTACCAAAGTTGTGTTCACAATGCCCACGACTTTCGCTTCGACATCGCCCGTTACCGTAAAAACTGAATACGGGTCGAGCGCGCCGCCGTCGTTACCATGCGCGTCCCCGGTTGCGCCGTCAAAGGCCGTACTGACGTGCTTCACCACGCGCCAGGGAGCAATTCCCGTCACCGGGACTGGCACCGCGTTACTGTCTGTACCGGTGCTGGCGTAGTTTTCCACACAGCCGCAACTCCCCGGATCAAGCACGGTGTCCGGCGCAACCGCCGCCGCCGTGCTCAAGTCGTTATGAGCAATGCTACCGGTACAAGCAACCGTTAACCGGATACCCCGACCTGCGGTGGTATCCGAGTTGTATATTGTATTGCCCTTAATCACAATCCCCGTTCCCAAAGCGCCTTCGCCGACAATTGCCGCGTCGGTAAAGTCGCCTGAAAAATGGTTATTGAGTATCCGAGCATCGTTCACGGTATCCAACCGGATCGCCTGGTCGCAACCCGCGCCTTCCTCGACGATGAAATTGCAGTTGATAACCCGCAACCGGTCTACCGTATCGGCATCGACTATCTGGACGAAATCGTCGCCGGTTTCGTCATAATCGACTTCGATATTATCCAACGTCACATCAGCAGCGTCCACGTTGATACCGGTCAACACCGCAGTAACGCTGGAAACCAGCACCACATTCGATAACCGGGTATTGGCCGCGTCCATTTCAATCGTGCCTGCCGCGTTGGTATAGGTCAACACCGGACGATTACGCCCGTGACCTAAACCAATGATCTGCACGCCAGCGATGTCCACCACCAGCGATGTCGCGCCGCTGAGATTCTCAGCATGACCAGGAGCGACCAGGATAACGTCGCCATTATTGGCCGTACATCTTCCCACCGCCTGGTCAATGGTCGCCATCGGGAAATCATACGAGCCTGGATTGGTACTGGCCGCTCTCGTATGACCGCTATCGACCCAGAATACCCCGCCACCAGTTGCGGGAATTTGCGCCCCGCTACCGACCATCGGGATACCATAACTGGATATGCCATTCGGGAAGTTAGTTATCGGTCCAACACTCATTTCAACCCCCCCTTATTAACTAGGATTACAGCCGACGATGAACCGGAAGTTACTCCACCCGTAGCTGTAACGCATGTAGCCGCGATACCGGCGCATGAAAGTGTCGAAACTGTTCTCCGCAGCGAACTCAACGCCCACGCGGTCAAACCATTTCAGATACCGCTTCGCCATCATCGTATCGACCACGAACCAGGCGTTAGTATCGGTCAGGTAAGGCACTTCCATCCAGGCGAAGCCCTGATGTACGTTAATCGCGTTGTTCGCGCTCTCCGGCGTCAACTCGCTCTCGACCAGTTCCTTCGCCGTCTTGCGTAGCGCCCTGGGTACGATGAGCAGATTGGGAACGATAGTGATTTCCTCGCCCCGGTCATCGCCCAAACCCATCAGCGTTTGAATAGCCGTTTCCAGATTTTCATGGTTCAACGCCAGCGCCAGTTCATTTACTACCTGGGTAGTATCGCTCTGGCTGCGCGGGTGACCGGTAGTCAACTCGCACAACGGATAAGCGTCATATCCAGCAAACGACGTGGAAAATGCGTTATTGAAAACGCTCCAGGCGTCCTTCTCCTGCTTACGGGCAAAAGCCACGCCCATTTCACCCGCCGCCGCCATTATTCCAGGATACTGCATATCATCTCGCATCTTGCGCGTTACCTGGAACCCGTCAACGAATTCCGTGTGGGTGTACTCCACCTCGTAATCCGCTTCTACGTCCTGAAACTCCACCTGCCCCTTGAATTCCTTCGGGTCAGCGAACGAACCCACCAGCAGGTCAGTCTCTTTGGCTTTACTCGACCCTGATACGCCAAACACCGCATTTTTCATGGCCGGAACCTGGTTATATTGCTGATAGAAAATCTCCGTCAGCACCGGGTCGAGGTCTACCAATTGGGGGAAATTATCTGATATTTGTGGCATGATTTATCCCCTTTACAGTTGCAGGAAGTGACTGCCAGCGAACGTGACATGCGTCGGTTCGGTAGCCGTACTATCTTGCACTACGATTAAGTCAGCGTTAGACGAAGCGGCCAGTGTTAGCGCCCCAGTACCAATATCCAACGTCGCGCCGATAACGCGGGCGTTAGCGTCGGTCACGCGATACACCGCGTCCGGATTCATAATGACCTTACAGGTCAACCCGTCGTCGGTGTTATCCACCGCCTCCTGCGCCGCGCCTACCAGGGTCGTGTCCGCCGTTACGGCGGTAGTCAACTCCCCGGTTTCCAGATTACAAAGTTCGCCCTTGCTCAACACTACAGCGTCGGCAATGACAAATTCGTATATTGTGGGAGCGCCCCCGCCTAGACGGTAGGCAAACTCAAATCCTACAGGCATATTAGCCTCCTGAATTACTCTCCTGTTCGGTTGTCAATTTCGTGGGCGCAACCGGATTAGCGCGTCGTGCGGCAATCTGTTCCGCCGTAACATTGAACCCCTGGCTGCGAGCGAATTCAGCTTGATCGATGTCCGCCTGGGTGACGCCGTGTGGGCGGCCATCTCCCCTACCGACCCGCGTCCCCTTGCCGCCGTCCATCTCTGGCGGCGCGGGCGCGGTGAACAGCACCGAATATTCGTCCAGCCATTGCGCTAAAACCTCCGGCGCTAACATAGTCGGGATCGCCTTACGCGCCCGTTCGGGCAACGCGGCAATCCGCGATTCATTGTTAGCGCGAATCAACTGTTCCAGGGCTTTGGCCCGTTCCGCCACCGGTTGCAACTCAGTAATGCGCTGCTCCCGTGACACAGCCAATTCTCGCCAGTTCCCGTCCTGTTCCATCTGCTGTACCCGTTGGTTGTCTATCGCTTCCAACCGGGTAGACAGATCGTTCAATTGCGCTTGCAACCGCTCGCCATATTCCCGGCGCTCTTTGTTTTCCCGGCGCAATTCGCGGATGTATTCCTGCGCCTGCTCCGAGTAGGTCATCAAGTCAATTGGTTTCGGTTCTGGCATCCGAGGTTTCTTCGGGTCGCCTTCAGGCGACAGTGGAGGGGTCACTTCAGTACGCCCATCGTCCACTTCTCCAAGCATAAGATTCACATCTCCCTACTAGCGCCCATAATATTGCCGGGCGTTACTGCCTAAAATTTGCATCAGAGGAAGCGGCCTTATCATTCTACCAAAAACGCTATCGTGATATTCTCCCACGAAATCGTTTAACGTCACCGCCCCTTGCTGGTAGGCGTTGTAATTGCCTACTCCCATGATACTACGTTGTCGCGCCGTTGGCAAACCGTTAAACCAATCCTGGCCGGTTACGACGCTCAATTCTCTGCCCTGCACAACCGGCACCCCAACGCAACGCCCGTTATGATGGTCGTCTACCCGGACGCCTAACGGCAGTATTTCCCCCGATAACGCGATGCAGGCCAAACAGGTGCGATCATCCCGCGCCGCGACCCGCACTTGATGAGATAGGATATGGGCATTTTGCAACTGGGCGAACGCCGCCGCTTCCCGGTAGCTGGTCAACTGCAATGTAGTCATCATGGTATTGAAAAAGTGCGCCGGGATATTATCCGCCAGTTTACGCAAATCTTCGGCAATCGCCAACGGGTTACGCCCACTGGCAACGCCCGCCAGCGCCTTGCGCCCAATCTGGTCTATCACCGAACGCGGGATGCCTCCGAATTGCGCCTGCCACGCACTGGACTTCGCATAATCGGCGATCCTGCCCAACGCCACCGGGTCAGGGCTGTTCCAGACGGTGGTAATCGCCTGCCCTGCGGTAAGTTGCGCCAGTTGCAACGTCGTGGCATTGCCCAACGCCGCCGCGTCCAATTGCAGCGCGTAAGTCACCGCTTCCGCATGAGCTACCGCTTTCCGCAACGCCGCGTCTACCGCGCCTAGCATAGCGCGATACACCGGGTTACTGGGAATGAGCGGTTGCCCTAACCCGGCCAGCCGTTGCGCTTCAGCGTCCAACGCCCGCATCGCATTCCGTACCGCCGGGCTACGCAACTCCTGGCGCAGGGCGCTCAATACCGCGCCCGCCGACTTATCGTACTGGCGATCTAACGCGGCGTTAAGCGCGTCCAACACGCCGGGCATTACGATACCTTGCTACCGCGCTTTTGGGCTTTCTCTTTTTTCTGTTCCTCGGCAACCGCCTGCGCTTCGACTTCAATCTGCTCTAAATTCGCAGCCTGACTTTCTTCAATGGCGGCCAGGCGCGCCAGCATTTCATCCGCTTCACGCTGGGCTTTCTCCGCCTCGGCTTTTTCGGCAGCGCGCCGCGCTTCCTCTTCCAACTGTTTGCGCCGCTCGAAATCCTCGTCTCGGACTTTTTTAACCACGCTGGCCGTGAGCAGTTTCAGCTTCCCTTTACTGGCGTCTTCCTGGTCGAGGACAAACATCGGCACATCTTTCACGCCGGAATTTTCCATCTCCCGGTTCCAGTCAACGACCAGCGCGTGAGCGCGGTTCCAGAAGTTTTGCAACAGGTCGTTTTGCTTATTAGGCATGAGCCACCTCGCTGTTACTGATTTTCACCTTAATGTTACTGGTGGTATCCGCCACGCCCACAATTGAAATAAACTCAGTAGAGAGAATATCCGCATCCGGGGCGATACCGCCCGCCGTCGCGCTCAGAACATAAATCGTTCCCACCGCCACGACAGCGCCGGGATTCAAGTCCCCTTCCCCGATAATAGTCAACGGTTGCCCGTCCGAAGCGTTGTTAAGGGCAATTCCAGCCACCTTACTGGTCGCCAACGCGGACGCATCCGCCGCTTCATAATCGCCATCCGACGCCTTATACACCGGCATCCCCGCCGTAATCGTACCCCCGGCGGTAACGTATTCCAATTTCGCGCCCGCCGCCGCCGCCACATTTGCCGCTGTGATTACCAAATCTGCCATGATACTACTCCTGTGCTATTGGTTGATTTCCTGCCGGGAGCGCCGCGCCGGGGATAACCGCCGGTAACCCGGCCAACTGGCTAAACACCGCCGCGTCATCCGACGCCCGCTCCATTAAAATTTTGTCAATCTTCTCTTCAGTATACCCGAAAATAGGCGCGATAATGCGCAACGCCTCCCGGTCGCCCACCAGTTCCCTGACTGACAAGGCGTTCTGAATAACTTCAGTATTGTTACGCGGGTTAGGGTCTGCCCATTGCGGTTGCCACTGCTCTACATCAGGTGGGTACTGCGCGCCGAACACCGCATGAATATAAGCCAGGTAAATCAGCGCATCATTCAACGTCCCTCCGGCGGTGGTATGCACATCTTGAATTTCCGCCAGCATCCCCACTTCACGTTGTTTCAACGCTTCCCCTGACTCGGCGCTCGACCCCATGAATTCAGGGAACACGGTGTTGCCTATCGTGCCCATCTGGTTAACGATGAATCGCGCTTCCTCAATGAAGGGCGCTAACTCGCCCGCCGGGAGCACTTCAATCTTCGCCTGCTGACCGGGTGATACGCTGGTTTCATCGACCAGGATAAACATCCCCGGCTCGACATATTCCGGAACATCGCAGTTATAGGCCACCTTAATCTGAAAAGCGGACAATTCCCCTGCCATGACCATACTCAATACGATACGATTAAGCGCATCCTGCAACGGGATAATGTTCTGTAACTTGCTGCGCCCAAAGGCGGCGCTGGTGCGCCCCCGATTGCGGAAATGGAATATGGGCACGCCCAACGGAACGCCGTTATCATCCGTCCAGGATTGCTCGTCTATGAGGCGCAGCTTATCATCAGCGAGCGCGTAGCGCACGACGCGGTTGGGGAAATACAAATTCACCCGCGTCACCGCTTCCCCGTCCACCGTGTCAAACCACACCTTCACCGCAGCATCTAACTGGTCATAACCGCTGGTGTAAACGGGAATCATCCCGATAACGTTATCCCAGGCCGGTTCGTGGAACATTTCGACCATACCCAGGTCGGCGTTAAATTCCATTAACAAAAAAGTGTCACCGTCCCGAATTAACGCTTCCCATAACTCCTGTTGCAACACATCCCACTTGCTAATCAGCAACACCATATCCAGCCACTTATTCGCCAACTCGTCGCCAGAATCAAACCCGCCCACCTGCAACCGACTGGTGATGTAGGACACAATCAACTCGCAGTAATTATCGGTAAACGGGTCGTCGGTGCGCAACATGGATTTCATCTTATCGGACATTTCCAACCGGTGATCGCCCGCCTGGTAATCCCGGTATAGGGCAACCTTCTCGCCCCAACTGGTAATCGTTTCCGACCAGTTATCGGTGACTAAGCCCTCGTTTATCAACAATGTTTGAATTGATTGGAGTACGCTCATAATGTGGTTTGCGTCCTCACTCGCGCCCGCGCATGGATTAAGCCCGGCAAGCTACGAATCATATAGCGGGTAGCGTCCATCGCATGATCATTGGCCTTAACCGGTTTGTCTTGTATGCCCAACCTGTTCTCCATCCAACTATACTGTTCATATTCCGCCGCCGTATTCTGACAAGCGCGGGTATAAGTCAGGCGCGGTTTATTGGTAAACGGCGATACCACCAGTCGCGCCTTCACATCCTGGATGCCCGGTATCACTTCATTGTCCGCGCCCACCGCTTTCAACCCCTTCTGGACAAACTTGTGGATATATTCCGGCTCGCTAGGGTCGCAATAAAAGCGTTCAATCTGCCACACGCTACGCAACTGCTCGGCAATCTCTACCCATTCGTCTATCCGTTTTTGCCGGTGATACTCCTCAGCGACAACCGTCAAATTATCATCTCCGTCTAACACGCCTACTACGATAACGCCGGGGTTGGCAAATCCCCAATCCACACCGGCGACAACTCGTAACCCGCGTTGGGGCGGCGGCGGTTTACTAACAATGTGAATGTCATAATCGAATTCAGGATACACCAACCCTTCAAAAGCGACAAACTCCCCATGTAACTCCTGGCGGGCAAAGTCGCCCACATACTCATTTTCCCAAAAGCCGATAATCTCCCGCTCTAAAAACACGTTATCGGCGCTGGCCGCTTTTATCAGTCTATGATGGTCAGTAGGTCGTTTGACAAACCGTTGCCATAACCAGTTACGTCCTCTAGGCGTGGTCGCCAACCAACCGTAACCGAGCTTGCGCCCTTCCCTGAGACGGCCAATCATAATTTTATACACGTTATCCCGGTATAACGCCGCTTCGTCGCCATACCACCAAGACAGACTGGGGCCGCGCAAACGGTCGGGGTTCTCGGTCGAACGGAAGATAATCTCGCTCCGGTTACGCATTTTCGCCACGCCGTCGCCGCGTGAATAACTGGCTAAACTGCTCCCGGCCACTTCCTCGAATACCCGCAACGTCGCATCCCGGAGCATCGGGTAAGTAGGGGCGGTAATCGCGCCCAAATTGGGCGTGGCAATGCGTTTATCGCCTACCGCGCCATACGCAGCGCGTACCGCCCGGATACACCCCGCATACGTTTTGCCGCTCCCAATACCGCCAACAAAAGCCACCTGATTGTGGCTATCCAATACGAACTCATGTTGTTTTTGGTGGTAATGTCCTGCCGTTGTCTGATACCGCTCCCGTTTCGCCCAAAGCTGGGGGGTTGCCATTTCCAGTTTCAACCGGAATACCGGCTCGTCTAAATAATTCGGCAGCGAGCGATTCATCGTGCGCCTCCGCGATTAACTCAAAGGTGACCACGCCCAGGCGAATGTCCACTAACAGGCGTTGCTCCCAGTCCATCTCCAGGGACAAATCAGGTTGATATAATCCGAATATTTTATTCAACTGGTCGAGGATACGCAACACAACCGACCATTGAATGGCCGTTTCTTCGTCCCCCATCGCCCGGATTAACAAGTTATTCAACCGCCGCACTTGCAGCCCGTAATTAACCGCCGTCTCTTGTTTTGACTCGGCGACAAAACTCTCATTAGCCTGGGCAATATAACGGTCTACCTGATGGTAGGTAATACCATATCGTTTTTTACATAATTCTATAATATTAGCGCGTGAAGCACCCTGAGCCAACCACGCTTCGACCTGGTTCTTCCGCGCTAAGCCTTCCTTTTTGTTCACTCGTGCCATAAACGGACATCCTTTCGCCCCCATTATACGCATAAGTGCCCCGATATTGCAACCAATAACCCCCTCGCAGTCGGTGAAAGGGGGTTATTGCCACATCTAAACCTCAAAGCAAATGTTAAGACGCCCTAAGTATATCGGGGGAAACGGCGAACGTCAACCTGGACATCCTCCAGGAACGCCCCGGTTACCCGCCGGGGCTGTTTTTTGGTTGTTCTTCCTCTGGCAGCGTGTATCCATGCAAATCAAAGCGCAATAGTTGGTTGTCGGGATGGTGCGCCAACCCTCGCGCAAGGATATTAATCAATGAGGCAATCTCACGGCGCGACGCCCAGACTTGCGCAAAGACAATGTCTTCGTCGGGCACGGGCTTCCCGTCGCGGGTGTGGCCGCTTGTATAACGCATGGTAAACTTCAGCATCATTCGCTCCTGTGTTCTATGTTTCGCGCAAATAGGGATTTACATTACCCAGGGTTTTCCCGATTAGGTAGTGCTCACTGGACGATTAAAAAATTCATGCGCCCACATGAATGCGATGCCAGCAGATTCAGCAGCTTGTTGGTCTTCTTTCCCGTCTCCAACGAAAAGCGCGTCAGTGGCGTCAAATCCTGTAATCACGAGGGCATGCAATAACATTCCGGGCGCAGGCTTACGCCAATCTTCGCGCCACATTGCATAGGCACTTCCTCCTGGCGGCACAGGACACCATTTGCCTGACTTCTTGCTCTGGTAACGAGCGCACATCAGAATATCCGGACGCATGTGACCAGGAAATAGCTTGGAAAGACGATCCTCAAAATCCTCCAATGTCGGGTATTTAGATGGATCGCCAAAGCCTTCACTCTCCATCCAAAAACGCAGCCCAATACCGCCTTGATTTGTAGCAATGATAGGTCGGTAGATAAGTGCGTTTTCAGTCCACCATGATCGCGCATCCGGAAACATTTCATTGCTGTCGAATGGGGCGAGTGTCCCATCGAGGTCAAAAATGATGAGTTTATAGTCAGTCGAGTTGGTCATTGATTTTTGTATCCTCATTGATAAACGGTTGTAGAGTTTTGATGAGATCGCCGGTTTCCTCTCCGTAGAATAGCAGCAATTCACCGTCTAGCCCCATTTCAGTGAGATTGATTCTGATAGGTTGTCCCCGTTTTAGGCGTCTCACGTTTTCCCTGCTAATACCGAGTATAATCAGGTCATTTGCTCGTGCTTTTATCATGTATTACCTCTCAATTCTTGCGGAAAGTGCGGGTACGTTACCCAGATTGCCCTGCAATTCTAATATAGGCTTGCATGATACGTATCATGCGGTCGGCCTCAATACGATCTGAATCTTTCTCATCTTCCGGCAGGTTGATGTATGCTGTTTTCATTTGCCGCGTCCACCGGGCAACAGCCCATTGCATAGACTATATGTTCTCGCTGCTGTCTGCTCACAATTCATCCTCGATTTCTATCCCCAATGTACGAATTAGCGCCTCCAAAAACTCATGCAGTTTAGTCGCCGCACTGGCATCCAGGCGCACAATCGCGCAAAGGCCATCGCGGTTTTCATCATTTTCAGATACGCTCAAATGCCAGTTACCGTCTACGCCCAAATAGGCCCAGATTTCACCGCCGTCTGGCGTTGGGATAATCTCGCTATCATTCACCTCTCACAGTCACACCTTGTCTCCGCGCCCCGTTCTGGTAGCGCGCCAGGGTTCGATAACTTCCGTTTACATGTTGGCGCACGGTGACGATATGGTTCCGGTAGCGCAAAGAGAACCGCCGAGCGTCCTCTACCGCGTGCTTGTGGCGCACCCGTCGCGTTATCAACCAATTCCGAGTTTCATTGCGTACATCGAACATAGCGGCTCACTTCTATTCATTATCAAACGGTTGCAACATCCACACGCTGACCCAGCGCGTTTCGGTGACGAGGTGGCGGACGCGCACCAGGGCGCTTTTGCGATCCGGCGATATTTCCAGGATGGTTGCCGGGGCGTAGTCGGATAAAGATATGCCGGGATACATCCCTGGGAACTGCGCGCCAGGGATGAAGGTGGTTTGTTGGCCGGGGCGGAGGGTATCGGTCATAGGAAGCCCCAGTCACTTGCACAACCCACAGTAACGCCAATCCTGACTACTCCAAATCGCCGGATACCAGCACCGGCAAGCGTGACAATAGCGCAGCCGCCCGGTGATGATGTTGAACACTTTTTTTATTGGTGACATTTTACGCTTCATTATTCGTCCCTTCCAGATAGGCAGTACGCATTGCCTTAATTTGAGCTACTGATACGCCTCCGGTACTGGTGCCAACCTTAAGTTCATCAGTTACCCTAAACGTACCATCTTCGGCTACAGAGAGAATATATAATGTACGTCCGATGCCCCATTTATGGTTGTGGGTCCAACCGCGTACCACTTCAATCTCGTGGCTGAACTCTGGCGTAATCGTCAATTCCAACCCCGGCGTGAACCCATACTCCGCTAATCCCTCTGCCTCCGCCAATGGACGGATATGTGCTATCTCATCGTTAATGTCTTCCAATTCACGACGCAACTGCGACGCGCGATCATACAATTGAGTATATTGTTCTCGGTAATTCATTTCACCCCTCCAACACCCGCCCACACCGGCGGCGGATAATGTCGATAGTCTTCCATGCCTGCCAGGGATCGCGGTCACGGGCGTTACGCGCCCGCTCGCAGTCGGCGCGAATCTCGCACAGCGCCACGTTCTGGTTGACGATGATCTGTTGCATGGCGTCCCTATCCGCAAGCGCCGCTTTCAACTGCTCGGTCAGGTGACTATTGACCAGTTCCAGTTCCGCCGCCCGGTCACGCGCCTTGAACATTTCCTGTCGGGCGATTTCCTCGGCCATTTCTAACGCTGTATGTCGGTTCATTTTTAGCTATCCCTTTTGAAATCTGTTTGCTGCTTCTTGCAACATGTCAATCAGGGCGGGTAGGGTTTCGGCCTTTACAAATACCATGTACCGCAACCCGCGTGGTTTTTCCTTGATTATCAGATATTGCTCTGCTTCAAACACTTCAACCACGGCCTTGCCCAATGCGCCCTCATGACTTATCCGGACAAAATCCTCATATGTTCCTGCGTGTTCGTCAATAATCAGCATGGTGATACCTCCAAAAGATAGATTCAGCCTCTCAAAACGTTTAATACCTGCTCAATACATGCTGCCGGGTCGCGCTTCAGCATTTGCGGCGTATAGCGCAACACGCGCCAGCCCTGCACGACGGCCAGATTGTATTTAAGGCAGTCTTTCTCGTACCCGGAAGGGCGGATGTGGCGGCCTTTCACCCACACGCCGCCTTCCACTTCCACCGCCACGTGCTGAGGGATAAACGCAATATCGAACCGGAACCGGCGGGGCGGGGCAAAGCGGTGTTCTTCGGTAATGGCGTAATCAGCAACGCCCAGCGCCCGCCAGTAAAATACAAATATCCGTTTCGCGTCCTGCTTGTGCCCGACCTTCATCACACCATCCGGATAACAAACAGGCTGACCCGGTCTCCAAAGTCTGCCTTGCGCTGAAAATAAATGCGCCCGTTCTGCCGGTTGACGCGCCAGTTGTCCTCTATCCAGCGCCCGTTGCAGCCTAAAAGGTCGTTTTCCGCCTGCCGTTGCGCGTATTGCAAAAACAGGCAGGGCGGCCCAACTACACGCGGCTTGATGTCCAGGTTGAACACGTCGTCAACCGTCGCGTAGCATTGTACTTCAAATAATGTCGGTGTAGTCTCGTTGTTGGTCATAGCGGTATGTCCTGTGATACCGGTTGCGGTTGCTCAGTTGCCGTGTTTAGTTCTGTCCAACCGGGGTCAAAGGGCGGAAACGTCTCCGCTTCAATCTCAAAGTTGCCCTTATCATTGACCGCGATCCAGCAGGGTATTTGCGGTTTGAAGAACTCGCCATACCCATCTTCCTGCCAGTCCTTGCCGGTGACATAACCGCCCGTCTTAAACACGCCGCGCTCATGCTGGACAATCTTCTCAAACCTGCCGTTTTCGTCGCGGGTGGTAAATATTGTGTACTCCCAGCCGCCGTTGCGCGTGCGCCGGGTTTTAAGCGAGAACAGGGTTACTTGCTTGCGCGTTCCGGCGGCGACTTGCGCTTGGTCTGGCGACGCGGGCGGGTTGGGGTTCTTGCGTTGTTTAGGCAATGCTGGAGCCTGTTCAGGCGGAGTGTCTTCAGCATATTCACCCTCAACGATACCAAAACCGGGCATGTCTTCAATGTCTTGGGTAAAATGGTCGCTGGCGTTGGTGGCGATCAGCGTGGCCGCGATTAAAGCGCGTTTTTGGGACATCTTCAGGATTGTGTTAACTTGCGAGAATATATCATCATTGGGGATGCGGTAAACTTTACCGGGGATTTCCCAGGTAGCTAACACATTCCCCTGGCTAGTTTTTCGCGTTCCGGGTATGGCCTCTGTATTTTTGATAGCCTCCTCAAACTGATCCCAGTATTCCGCCGGTTTACCGTATTGTCCGGACGTTTCGCGTTTATCCACTGCAAACTGAAATTCGCTGATGGTCGTATCCCTGAATTGGAGCGTTGATATGTCCACTCCAGGGGGAATTTCACTTGCATTAACCCAGCGCCACCGGTATTTTGATTCTTTGCTGTTGCACGAGCCGTTGGCGGTGGCAACCAACTTGCCGGTTTCAATGTGTACTAACCGGCATTGGTGCTCGTAATGGAACAAAGGCGCGTCCTCAGCCCAGTTTTCCTCTTTTGAGATTCGAACAAATTTCGGACATAAGCCAAACGCGCTGCAAAGCCGCTCCGCCCCTGGCTTTAATAGCGACGGTTTGCTGCTGCCAGGAATAACACCGAAGTCAACCCCCGGAATTAGTATATCTTGTTCACGCATAGTATGGATAATATCCCGGTAGGCTTTCACCCGGTCTATTGCCTGTAACGCATCTACAACCATTAAATCAGTGCTCATCTCATTTCTCCTCTTGTCTCTCACGTTCTATTTGCTGGCGGCGGTTGTAATAGTCTACCGCCAGCGTCAAATATTGCTCTAAGGGCATCTGCAAGTAAGCCGCTTCCACCTGCGCCATGTGCTTAACGTCGCCGTCTCGTAAAAAGCACGGGTAACGCCGGGGGCGGGTCGGTTGGGTAGCGCGGTTCATTGTCTTATCCATATTAGTCCTTCGTGATAATGAGCAGATGCCCTAACTTGCCAATAGCGACAGTGGGCGTGTTGACCGTCTCTCCTGCCGGATAATCAATGTCTCCTGATTGGCAGGCTTTTTTGAACGCATTAGCGTCTAGCTCCACTTTCGTGCGGGTATAGGGTAGTTCATTTTCAAGCACGAAACTGAGCGCATCCTTTTTGTCGTATTGAAATGAGTCCGTGCGCCGGAACTCTACCAGAGGGTGAATGTCGGACGCCCCGCCCGCCTCAACGTGCCCAAGAACTAGTTCCTTTAGGTCACCGCGCATTTGTTTAGGCAGCGCTTCCAGTCTGCTGATTTGCTCATCAAGCGTGGCAAGCCAAGTCGCATAGATAAAATCTCTGGTTTTGCGCAATTTATCTAGCGCCTGCTGCGCTTTTGGGCTTTCCGCCTGGGCAATATCAACTAACCACTCTTGTATTTCCTCTTGAGTGAGTAGTTCCATAACCAATCTCCTTATCTAGCTATCTGTTCCTTAAATTATACAACGTATACAGCCATTCTGTAAAGTATCAATCTTGTTACGTCAAGCGCAGAGCCCAGGGTTCGTCGATCCAGCGTAAGCGCTTAAAATCGGTCATGACCTGCAGCGCGCCCTCCTCGCCGTCGCTATTTTTTGCCACGTTGAGCCAGGCTTTAGGGCTGTACTGGTCATTTAGCTGGTCGGTGTTGGGCAGGCGTTGCCGGTTGACGCTCAGTATCAGGTTAAAGGGCGCGGGCGTCACCCATTGCGCGTCGTATTTGCCAATCAAGGACTTGCTATCCCTGGTACGCCCAACGTCTTTGAGCACTTGCGTTCCAACCCACACGAAAATGTTATGGGTTATCGCCCAGTCTTTTATCTCGCCTAGTATCGTCTCATACATTGTCCGGGACTTCTCATCATTTTGGGAACGCAATAGCTGAACGTAGTCAAACACCGCCCAACCTATTTTGCGCCCTTCTGTGCGCAGGTCAAGCAAGCGCGTGGACATGCGTTCTAATATATCTTGCGTCCAACGGGCGTTCTGGAAACAATGAACCCGCCCGCCCCACTTGCCAATGTCGGCATTTATCGAGAGCGACTTATCCAATATATCGTCATCGAGTGGCGAGCGTTTGGCGCTGGTTTCCCGGCGCTGGAACTGAGACTTCCAACGCTGGTGTTGGCGTAATTGGGTGTAGGTTGCCCCGCCCCAACGTTGGATCCGCCGCCAGTGGTTCTCGTACTCGCCCCACTCTGGCGAGTACCACAGCGCGTCATAACCCTCTTTAAGCAGCGCGTCGGTGAACGTCTCTAAAAGCGTGGTTTTGCCGCCGCCGCTCTCGCCAAATACCGCGCCCAGCTTGCCTGGCGAGGTCAAGGCGGCAAAACCGCCAAACTGGTGCAGGCGCTTAAAAGGCATTTCCACCATCTCGCCAGCGATAGGCCGGGCGTTGCCTATCAGGAACTGGTCGAAATCTTTGCACATATCCACCGAGGACACCACCGGGCGGGCGTCGGCGTCTACGGTGGCGGCCAATGACTGCAACAGGCGATAACTACGCCCTTTATGCAACGCGCAAAAGTCGGCCAGGTCAAAGCCCTTCGCCAGCCCGAACCGGACAATCGCCACTTCATACCCGGATAACTGCGCCTTAACCGCGTCGCTCATCTCCCGCCCGGCGTCGTCATTGTCATACGCTAAAATAATCCGCTTATCATCCGCTAACGCCGCCTTAAGACGCGCCAGTAACGGCGCTTGCAGGCCGGTGCTGGTTTCGCCGTCGGTCTGACAGAGCGCCGGTATCAATTGCGCCTGGGCGACGATGACCGAGGTTTGGCCATTACAGAGCGTGAGCGGGTTGTTCGTCTCCGCCCGGATCGCCAACGCCTGTTCCAACCCGTAAAAACAGCGAACGCCCTTTGTCGCGCTTACCGGCTGCCACTTCGCGCCCGTCCCTGACAACACCCGCACTCTATCAATACCGTCCTCATGCGGAAAGCGGATCGCCGGGTGGCCTTTGAACGTGGTATCTGTAGCGCCCGCCCGTTCCAACAGCGCCGGATACACTTTTAAGTGACACTCACAGTAATCAGCCATGTCCTTATATGGCTCACGTTTGAGCGTAGCGGCTTTTTGCGCCGGTTTAGGCGGTGGCGGGCGTGGTGTCTCTGGAACGGCGCTTAAACGCGCTTTACCGGTCACGCCGTTGTCGCTGGCGCTCGCGCCTCCGCCCAACAATTTGAGCGCCTCTGGGAAGGTGACGCTGTGTTGCTTCATGGCGAAGGCGATAACGTCGCCGCCAGCGCTGCAACCAAAGCATTTCCAGGTCTGGGTGTCAACGTAGACGGTAAAGGATGGCGTGTTTTCGGCATGGAACGGGCATAGTCCCTGCCACACGTTGCCTTGCTTTTTAAGGTCTACGTAGGCGCTAATGTAGGTGAGGATGTCGCTGCTGGCTTTAATCGCGTCGGCGGTCATGGTCATAGTAGCTCCTGTTGTGTGGGCGCGGCTTCCGGTTCCGGTTGGTCGAACATATCTATTGTGTACGGTTCCGCCAGCCGCTCGCGAGTTATCTCTACGTACTCCTCAAGCATATCGCCTACAATGAACTGGCGTCCGCATTTACGTGCCGCTATAGCGGTTGTGCCAGAACCAACGCACGGGTCAAATACCACTTCGCCCGGTTGGGTGTAGGTGCGTATGAGGTACTCAAATAGGGCGACGGGCTTTTGGGTTGGGTGAAGGCCGCTCTTTGCTGCGTTACTAAATACAAGAATATTGGTGGGATGATATAGATTATTAACGGTCTTTTGAGGAAAAAGACCGTTAACCCGGCATAACCCACCGCCGCCTTTTGTCCGCATTCTCCCTCGCCTTAATTGCGGATAATATGAGACGCTTTGAGATGAGAACACTAGGGCATATTCTGTTACCATTAATGGCTTGATATGCACAGTAAGAAAGTTGCCTGCATGTTTTTTATCCCAAACCCACTCATACTTAAACCACTCCAAATTACTCATAATTAGTTCGGCGGCGAACGGGTTGGTTGCGGTCAAGACAATCGCCCCGCGTGGTTTAATCACCCGCTTAAACGCCTGCCACATCGGTTCCACCGGTATGCGCACATCCCACTCACACGCGGTAACGCCGTAGGGTAAATCGCATAAAATCATATCCACCGAGGCATCGGGCAACTGGGCGCATAAATCGAAGATGTCGCTATGGTGTACGCTGTTGGCTTTAATCGCGTCGGCGGTCATAATCCCTCGCTGGTAAACATGTTAACCTGGACAACCGATAACCGGTCATTGGCAATGTCGATATAATCGGCGTTCAACTCGCAGCCTAACCAGCGCCGTCCGTGTTGGGTGGCGACCAGGGCGGTTGTGCCTGCGCCCATGAACATGTCGAGGACGATGCCGGGTTCGGTGGGCGCGTCATGGCCGCAGGTGGGTTGGAATCCGGTGGAAATATATGCTGCGGTCAATTGTTTCCCTCGTTTGATGTGGCCAACACGCAACCTGTTTTCGTGGTCATTCCAACCTTTACCTAACTGTTGTTTATATTCTTCGGTAGGCTCAACCACCCGTTCCCAGGGCTTGCCACACTCGACGCATACTTTGGGCGGACACCCGGCCAGGACCATCGGTCTAATCAACGCCGGGGGAAATGTTGCGAAATGCGCGGCTTTCATGGCCGCGGTTGCCACGCGCCAGACCGTGCGCTTGTTGCGGCCTGCGGGGTTGTCAATGCGCGATTGCCCCACATGTTTGCGGGATGTGCCGTTCTCAGTAATCCTATAATTTTTAGCGCCTGAATTGCTATCGCCTTTAACCATTGCCTCCCGTATCGCATACGCATCATACCAATAGCGCGCCGATTTGGTCATCAGGAACACATACTCGTGGGATTTAGTCGGGCGGTCGGTCACGCTTTCGGGAAGGGGATTAGGCTTGAACCAGATGATGTCTGAGCGCAGCCACCAGCCGTCGTCTTGCAGACGGAAGGCCAAGCGCCAGGGTTGGCCGATGAGGTCTTTGGGTTTGAGGCCAGCTAGTTCAACTTTGCGCGGTGGTGTATTAACTGCCTTATCCGCAGCGCCCCCGCCCGCCCCATTGTTTAATGTTGAGGCACCGGTTCCGTTATTATTTCCTTTAGTTGTCGCTGCATACCCGTCCCCCATGTTGAGCCACATTACGCCGTCCTCACGCAGCACCCGGCGGGCTTCGGTAAAGATGGAGGTCAGGTTGTCCAGGTATTCGGTGAGGGTGGGTTCCAGACCGAGTTGCCCATCGACGCCATAATCGCGTAAATTCCAATAAGGGGGGCTGGTGATGATGCAATGAACGCAGTTATCAGGCAACGATTGCAGAAATGATAAAGCGTCGGTGTGGGTTATCGTGTTAAGGTTCATTGCCCGTCCGCCTTCTCTTTTATTTTCGCGTCCGGTTCCGGCGCGTCGTAATCGTCTACCACTGAGCGCAATACTTCCTGGTCGCTGTGTAGGGTTGGGTGCTGCTCTGCCTTCCAGGATCGCGCCGCCATGATGTGGTTAAACGTCTTGGAAAACCCGCAGGGCGTTGTCCACTCCTGGGCGCTGATATAGTCCAGGGTGACGGCCAACACTTCAACGTCGAAGTCGCTCTCATACCACAGTTCAGAAGCGCGGTACAAGTCCCAGGCGCTCCCATCGTTCACGTCCCGCCAACCCACGTTATAACGCCAGCGCGCCAGGGCTTCAGCGTATTGCTGCAACTCAGCTCTAAACTCGAAGGGCGGCTTTTTGCCCTTGCCCTTGCCGTCCTTTTTGGGCTTGGTCGCCTTCTTGCCTGCCGGAACGGGCGTGGCCTTCTGGCGCGTTTCCGCCGCCGCGTCCCTTAACGCTATCACTAACGGGTGGCTGGCAAGCGCCCTACCCTTCTCGGTTATCCGCCACCGGTCAACACCCACGATAGCCAGGTATCCGGCTACCCGCAATTGCGCGCAAGCCTCGTTCCAGCCGCTTATGGCGCTGTGGGCGCGCACAGTATCGTTATCCAACGCCTGGCGGATAATGGCGGCGTGGCCTTTGGCGAACCAGTCGGGCGCGGTCATTGGTACTGCTGCCTTAATCCCGTTATCGGGAGAACTGGCGTCCGGCTTCAGCCATTGACCGTCATCGCCCACCTGGTACACCGGCGCTGTGGGCTGTTCGTTCTTGTCCGTAAAAGCGTCCGGTATCGCTGGCGCGGGTTGGGTTGGTGGTTCGGGCATTAATGGCGTTGTTGTTGGTTCGTGGGCGCGCGCGGTGGTTTCGCCTGAAGGCGAAACAAGAGGGGTTGTAGTATCCTTTGAAGTAATCTTTGGTATTGCTTCCTTATTTTTAAGAGATTGAATCCTTAAATTTACTAAATGCATGTCGTAAAAATACTGAATGGTACGATCCCAACCGTAGTCAGGATTATTGCGCTGTTGTACCAATCCTTGTTTAACCAACCACTTGCGGCACTTCTCGATTTTGGATTTGCCCCATATGCCCATGAGGTCGGAATGGAACTCATCAGTTGTCTTCCATATCCACAGCGATTCGTCTTGGTTACGTTCCAGACCGCCAGCTTGACGGGTATCGTTATGGCGTCTGGATTGTTCCGCATTGGCTACTTTCCAGTTTGTCCAGTATTCAAATAGGTTCATAAGCGCCGCCGCGCATTTTGAGTCGGGGCATTTTTCGGTTTCCTTTGTCACCGCTTCACAAAGGGCGACATAATCCTCTCGGATCATTACCATTGATTGATTAGGCAGATGGTCAATGCCGCTAGTTTTAGTCATAATGGCCTTCCAATGATTTCCGCGACAGTAGTCGGTAGTGTGCTACCGCACAAGCGATGCCGCGCGCTTAATTGTTTATCGCGCCACTCGGTGCGTTCAGGTTTGACTTGCTGTGTCATGCAACCGTCCTTTTGTAATTGCGATTTGTTCAGGGTCTATATCGAACCCAATAAATGACCGCCCTTCCCTAATTGCAGCTACGCCGGTAGTCCCTGCCCCGCAGAATGGGTCAAGTATAATGTCGCCGGGATTTGAAAACCGGGTAACAATATCTAGCATCCCGGATACACTTTGCCCCCAACTATGGAAGCGTTTGTCATTATTATTAACAGCGCTTTTGAGAACATCCCCGTTCCATTTGCCTTTGTATTCGCCATTGACGAACCATAACACCGGTTTCCAAAACGTGTTTATGTTGCGATCCCATAACTGAGCCGCCTGGCCGCCTAGAGTTAGATAGGCAAGTGTCCACTGGTAGCGCATGAACGGGCACATCAGGTTAAATATATCAGGCAGATAGGATTGACCACACATGACTAGCAAAGACCCGCCCGGCTTTAATATCTGGCTACTGACCCGTGCCAATGTTTCATAAAGTGGCAAATATCCACGCGAGTATGGCGGATCGGTAATAATCACGTCAACGCTTTCCGGCTCGATATAGGTGAGCGCCTGAGCAATGTCTGACTGATAGACCTGCCATAAATCGCCCTCATCTGGAGCGCCGTTCCCATTCGCCGCCATTTCATCGCGCAGGGATTCCCGGCGTAACTGTTTGGCGACTCTCACCGTGCCAGAGGTGGTAAGCTCCCTTTTGGCCGCTTTGGTTTCTTCGATATGTTGCTCAAATTCAGGCTCAGGGATAGCGGCGATTTGCTGCCAGTTGTGGGCAGTAGTACGTGGGATGTCTGTTTCTTTGAGGGTATCCATGTATCCACGATGGTTTCTTGTAACACCATCGTGATTAAGCAATGCGCCTTTTTCCTCTGGAGTTATACGTTCAATCTCTGCCAGCATCTCACCGGCGCGGCGTTCTGCTCTGAGTTTAATCTCTGCCGCCTGGTTTTGGACTTCCAATCCGGCCTTAGCTTGCCGGGCAACCAGTCTCACCGCTTCAGCATAGTTACGCACTTCAGCGACTTCCTGGATAGTGCGCGCATCCGCTAACAGTTGCGCCGCCGCTTCGATGTTGAGCAACCGCTTTTCTTCGTAACGGATTATGTCCACAAAAATCCTTTCCAACTGTGTAACAAAAAGCCCGCTCTCTACACGATTTCCGGCTTCCGACAATTCCCCCCCAATCCAAAGGGTTAAGAGCCTTCCACCGTGTAGACAATGGGCTTACTGTAGATTGAGATTAGGCTTGTCGGAGCCTCGCGTTTCTTTTCCTCACGCTGCCATTATTGTAAGCCAGACCGCGCCGGTTGTCAAGAGGCATGTTGGCGTTGCAAGAAGACGTTAAATTCGTTGTCGGATAGATCATAGAGATCGGCATTTTCCCGATTGACCATATATTCAACGTCTTTAGGGTTGAGCGCAAACCATTCCCCTTGGTCGTCTTCAGTCATGATTTTCGCCTGTAATTATGCTGCGGATTTTGGATAATTTTGCAGCGGTGTCTTGCAATAATGTTACTGAGGTATCCGGGTCAACCCCGGTCAATGCCCACACAGGATCGATCTCATACACGGTGCAAAGTTTCAGAAATAGTGTCAATGTGGGGACGGATTTTCGTGAGCCAGACTCATATTGGGAGAGTGATGATGCACAACTTAATCCAACCATGAGCGCCGCTTCAGTCTGGGTCAGCCCGGCATTTTTGCGCGCGAGAACTAGTCGGTCGATAATCTCTCGCACCTGTCCGGCTATGGGGTATTTTATGGCATCCATCTCATTCCTCTCTCGCTAACACAAAACCGCTATTCTCACGGCTACGGCTTTCGACATTCCCCGCACACAATAGGGCAATACCGGAACCGTGAGAAAAACGGTCTAGTAGGTGCGTTTTGGCTGTCGAAGGCCATTCAATTTATGGTTTAATTATACGCCGTTCGCCCGATTTGTCAAGTAGGAGTTTCCGCGATCAATTGTGTCCATGCCGATTCCTCGATTTGCACGTATTTGTCCCAATACATATAAGTATTATCTTTCCAGATTTGTCTCGCTGTTTGTACCGCATCATTGTATGCGGCATAATCGGGCAGTTGGCAACGCAAGAATTTAGCATCGGCATTTTGAACGGCAAGTCGGTAGGTGGTTTCGTGTGGGGCTGCTGAATTTTGCCATTGGAGATAAGCCGCGCTTTCTATCGTATTATATTGATTATCGTTCATTGCTCATATCCTCTCCAATCTCAGGGTAATAAAAGCACCTATGCTCTGCGGGATACTGGCTAGGGAGTTTGGGCGATTAGTAGTGCTCGATATGTCCACAGGTTGAACAGCGAAAGATCGAATACGAATACTCACTCCATCTGCCGCCGCCTTCATCGTCGTTATCTTCATATTCGATTACCGAATACTCATCCATTAGCCCGCCACATTCACTGCAATTGCTTGCCCTTATAGGTAGTCATTTTCAGGGGGATCGACATAACTGCATTGTGCGATTTCTGGTTTGATCGTCATCAGGTCATCCTCGAACCGGGCAAACAATTCATCATCGGACTGATCCCCGAAGGCGTATTCGCCCCAGGGCACTGTTTCGTCACACGGCTCGCCGTTGACCTCATAAACCGCTGCAATGAGTTTGGCATTGCCGAACGTGCCCAAACTGTAATAAAGCGCAGCGGCTTTGGCAGAGGGGGCTTGCACGTAACGGACATCCGACATGATCCCCACTTTGTAAATGTTCATTTGTGCTGACATCATTCACTCCTCAATCACTCCATCGGGACGGATACATAACGTGATCGTTCCGGTGTCGAATTTCTGAGGTTCCAGGTAGAAGCGCGGATGTTTCGGGAACGACCACCATTCAAAATCCCGGAGCGTGTCATTGCTCAAATTAAATCGGGCAAAGTATTCGAGCTGTTCTTGCCTGCGCTCTGCCGCCTTGCGGTCAGCGATATCTTCTGGTGTTAGCGCTGGCAATTGATCCTGCAATTTATAAAGCTCCTCGCGAAGATCGTCGATGCGCCATTCTAATGTGTAGATTTCGCCCTCCATGTCCTCTATCTGCCTTCGGATTTCGTCGTGTTTTGCCATCATTCATCCTCTCCAGGTTCTTCCCCAGTCGCGGTATAAGCCAACCCGATCAAGTTCAATTCCGGGAACACCGATTCCAGGGTCATATACACATGGGTCATGGTATCGAACCGGCCAATTGTGCTGGCCTCTTTCACGTCATCGACCAGTTCAATGCGCACGTATTGCAGAATTTTACCCTGGTCGTCCCGTGTGGCGATTATATAAGACATGTTATAGTTCCTCATTCATGGGTGCGTAGTAGAAACTGCACGGTAATAACCTGAGTTCGTTGGTCATCCATTGTGTTCTCTCTCTTTTGATTGCAACACGGCGCGCGCAAAGGCGACAGCAGCGCGGTAATTGCGCCCATGCTGATTATCGCCGTGCCTTTCTTCTACCGCGTGCTCAAATTTCTCTATCGTTCCATAAAAACAACCGGCGATGGCGATGAGCGCGCCGTCTTTGTCGAAGCCGATAACCAGCGTCGCATTACGCGAGCCGATGGGCGAAATGGTAACGAAATTGTTATCGCACACCCGCGCATAGCCGCACACCTGCGCAGCGCCAAACACCCGCGCATCGCCATACACCAGCGCATTATCGAACACCCACGCATTGTCGTACACCTGCGCATCGCCATACACCAGCGCATTGCCGTACACCTGCGCATTGTCGTATAGCCGCGCATTGCCGTATAGCCGCGCATTGCCGAACACATACGCATTGTCGTACACCCGCGCATCGTCGTACACCTGCGCAGCGCCGTACACATACGCATTGTCGTACACCCGCGCATTGTCGTACACCCACGCACTGCCGTACACCCGCGCAGCGCCGCGCACCCACGCATTGTCGTACACCCGCGCATCGTCGTACACCTGCGCAGCGCCGTACACCC